CAGCCGGCCAAAACGGCCCGGCGCGCTCATTGTTGGATCAGCATCGCCGACGCGAAGCCGTCAACGGTGGGCTCGGTGATCTTGCCGAACGCCACCGAGTCGGCAGTGGCAGCAGCTACCAGCTCCCCATCGAGCACGCTGCACTTGGCGCCCTGGGTCAGGCCAGCGGCAGCAGGCAGGCTCCAGACGCCGCCAGTTTTTCCGGCGAACGGCTCGCCCGCGGCGGCATCTACCAGCGGCACCACCACCAGGTCTCCGATCACCGCAGGTACGCCGGACTGAACGCCGCCAACGGGCGCAATGAGAGTCAGGACGTTGCCGTCCTCCACATAGTTCTTCGCCATGGTTGATTCTCCTAATGGCAGAAACAGAAAGCCCCGCTAGGTGCGGGGCTCGGGAGTTGGCACCGATCAGGCGCCGTTGGATTTCTGCAGGCCGCGGAAGTCCAGCGGCGCCACGCCGGCGTCGATGCGCACCTTGCTGGCCACGCCGTCGACAGTGAAGCCTTCCTGTTGCTCCAGGTACGGGGTATCGACGCCGTCCAGGTAGGCCACTTCGATGGTGTCAGAGCCTTTCTTGGCAGCCATGTACCAGGCGGTCGCCGAGGCATCGTCCAGGCGCGGCTCGCCGATCACCTGCGCGAATGCGCGAATCGGGTTAACGATGCCGCTATTGACGTCGGCGCCCGGCACGGACTCGGAGTTGATGATCTGGTTGGCCTTGTCCTCGAGTGCCACCGGAGTCAGAACGAAGCCCGGACGGATGTTGAGGGTGCGCCCCTTGCCCTTCTCTACCTGGGCTTTCTGGGTAGCCATCTGGGTCTTGGCCTTGCTCAGGCTGTCGATGGAAAGCGCCGAAGCCGCGCCAGTGAGCAGGTTGCTGTGGTCGGCATGGAACAGGGCCTTGCCATCGCTCATCGCCGGGTTACCGGTCAGAACCGCATAGACCAGGTCGCCGATGGTGGCCTTGGCCGCCTGGCCCAGCTTGAACGGGATATCCGAGAGCATCTGCAGGTCGTCGTTGATGATCGCCTGACGGGTGATGCTGAACAGCTCTCCGTAGGTAGCCAGGATGATCTGCTCGCCGCGCTCGCCAAGGGTGACGTACTTGTACTCGGCGCCCTCACGCACCTGACGCAGCGAGGAAAACTCGCCCAGCCCGACGCGGCGCGCCGGCTTGAAGTCAGTGAGAATGCCGGGCTTGGTCCACAGCGGGAAGGTTTCTTCGGCCTCTTCCCAGCCCGCCAGCACCGACTTGTTGGCGACGTCCAGAAGGATCAGGCCGAAGTCGCTGGAAGTGTGGGTGAAGGCCAAGCCGACCATTTGCGGGGCGTTGAGCGAGGCCACGCCGACCCCGCGATCGACCAGCGAGGCACGGGCCAGTTCGCGGAGCGTCATGCCGTTGTAGGCGTTATCGGCCTGGCGCTCGCCGCGACCGATGCGGGCCAGCACGCTCGCGCGCACCGAGTCGCCCACCAGGTTGCCGTTGCCGGCATGGATGTGGGCGCCAGCGCCAGGGGTGGCGGCCGGCTTGGTATCGGCGCCAATGGCAGCCAGCAGCTTCTCGCGAGCCTGGTCGACGGTGATGGTCATGTCGTTCAGGCAGGTGGCGAGCAGTTCGGCGTGGCCGCTGGCAAACGCGCCGAAGGCAGCAGTGATTGCGCTGCGGCGACCAGATTCCTCGGCGAGGATGCGGGCGCGAATATCGGCCTCGGTTGGGGCGGCGGCCACGGGAGCCGCCGGCGCGGCCGGTGCCGGAGTCGGCGCGGGAGTGTTGGTCGGCGCGGCGGGGGTCTGGGCGCGCGGGGCCAGTAGAGTTTTCAGAGCTTCGGGCATGTGGGCGAACTCCTGCATGCGTTTGGAGGAAAGGTGAGCGGCCGCTTGCAGCGGCTCAGTGAGCTGGTCGGCGAAACCGGCAGCGACGGCCTCTCGGCCATTCATCCAGGTCTCCTCCTTGAGGAGCGCCTTGATGTCGTCGGCGGACTTCCCGGTCTTGTTGGCGTAGGCCATGACCAGGGTGTCCTCGACCTTGTCGAGCAGTTCGGCATAGCGGCGCATGTCGTCCGCATCGCCGCCCTGGATGCCCCAGGGCTTATGCACCATCATCATGGCGTTCTCGGGCATGTAGATGGTGTCGCCGGCCATGGCGATGACCGAGGCCATCGAGGCCGCCAAGCCATCGATGTACACGTCGACGCTGGCCGGGTGGTTGCGCAGCAGGTTATAGATCGCCGTCCCCTCGAAGACGTCGCCGCCCGGGGAGTGGATGTGCAGGTTGATCTTGTTCAGGTCGCCCATTGCCTTGAGGTCTCGAGCGAACTGCAGCGCGGTGATGCCCCAGACGCCGATCTCGTCGTACAACAGCACCTCGGCGACGCCGCGACCGGCAGCCTTGATGCTGTACCAGGACTCATGCGGGGCGTTGGCCTCAGTCAACGCCGCCGCCATCGGCAGCATCAGGCTTTTATGGATCAGGGTTTGATGGCTGCCCATCGGCGCCTCCATTGTTGCTCTCGTTGGGGAAATCCGGCCCAGGCACGGGTAGGCCGGCGCCGTATCTGTTGACGAGCTCGCGAGCCTCGTCGGCGGTAAGCATCTTCCCGACGCCCAGGTACACCTTCTGCACCGCCTCAACCGGGTCCATCCCGGACTTGACCAGTTGGTGGTAGGCATCCGAACTGAAGACCAGGCCGGCTGCCCGGTTCGCCTTGATCTCCGTCTCACGCGACTTCTTCAGCTCGCGCGGATCTCGACCACGAGCGCGGGCAACTTCCGCCTCATCGGCGAAGCCGGCCTTGACCAGCAACTCCCATGCGTTGGCCTCATGCATCGGGTTAATCCATGGCATGACCGGCCCCTGGTAGACCGCCGCGTAGAGAGTGCGGTGATCAACGTCGGCGGGCAGGCGCTCCTTCCGAGCCAACAGGTACATCTGCAGCCAGGACCGATAGACAGGCCGGCACCAGTAGTCGATGAACTCGTGCTGCAACAGGTCGTAGCCCAGCCAGCCCTCGACCAGTTCCTGGCGCTGTGCCGAGTAGGTGCCGTCGTAGGCCCTGGACACCGAGGAGTAGGTGCTGCGAGTGCCAGCGCCGATCATCCGCAGTTGGCCGTTGCGGAAACCTTCAAGGAAGGGGTTCGGCCGGTTGCTCTCGATCATCCCGACGTCTTCACCTGGCTCGAGGTCGTCGAAGACCATGCCGGGGGCGATGGGGATCGTTCGGTTCTTCCGGTCCTTCCCGGGCTCCACCGTGTAGCTGTCGGGGTTACCCTTCTTGATATACATCGCCAGGGCAGCACTGATGCGCGCCGCCACCCGCTCGCTCTCCTCGTAGTCCTTCAAGTCGGCAAGGCGGATCAGCACTGCGTGCAACATCGGCACGCCTCGGTTCTGGCCGATCCGCTTGCGGTAGGCGATGTGGATGATCCGTTCCGCTTCGACGCGCTTCACCGCCAGGCTGCCGCCCAGCGTCTGCAGGTTGCCGGGGTGATCCTTGAGCAGGTGATAGGCCCTTTTCCGGCGCCAGGTGTCACGCTCGATACCCTGGACAATGCCTTTCGACAGGTTGTTGTAGCTGAAGGGCAAGTAGTCGGGCTCCAGCAGCTCCAGGGCAAAAGGCACCGACGTGGCAAACGTGTAGTTCGGGACTCGTCCCATCAACTTCTGCGCCAAGCCCTCGCCATCGCGCAACCAAGTGCGGCACATCAGCCGCTCTACCTGGGGCCGCGTCAGCTCACCAGAGGTCTCCGGCGAGAGAGACCACTCGGCCCACGCACTGCGGATTTCCATGGCCAACTCGGCATGCACCGAGCCATCCAGGCGCAGCGGCAGCGGTTCCACGCCGATGCCACTACCGCCCACCACCCTCTCCTCGAGGCGATCGAGCAAGCCGGTAACCAGATCGTGATCTTCGTCCAGTTTCCGGCACTGCTCTCGCATGGAGACCGCAGACTTCTGTAGCGAGGTGTCGGCGCCCAGCGGTTGACGCTTGGCCTTGTGGGTTCGCCCTGGCCTGGCAGCCTCATACGCCTGGATTGCCTCGCGGGCGGCCAGGCGCCGAGCCACCAGGTCGGGGGCCCAGGGTTTCAGTAGACGATCGATCAGGTTCATCAGCAGAACTCCGCCAGCGCCGGGCCTGGACGGCGACCGGCGGCGCGGTCCCGATCTGCCGCCGCGCGGCGCTCCCACTCCCGGCGTCCGGCGCGGATCTTCTCGATATCCTCCATGGTGTGGGTGCGTCCGTTGAAGATCACCGTCCGCCCTTCCAGCACGGCGGCCTCGGCCTCCAGGTATTTGTCGAGCATCTGCTGCGCTGTCAGAGCCATGGTCCGCTTCCAGTGTTGAGCCAGCCCTGAGAGGTGCTGGCATGGTTTTCGTTCGAGGGTTGCTGTTGGGCGACCTGCTCCGGCACGGGATCAACGCGCGCTCGCTCAAGTTGGTCGAGATCGAGGCCGAAGCGCTGCTGGCTGATGCGCAGCGCGGCAAGGGCGTACACGAAGCAATCCAGCGCCTCGTTTCGGCGCCCGCCGGAATCCCAGCGCAGGACGCGGACACCCTTCGCCATCACCGGCTTCTTCTTCTCGGCAGTGATCTGCTTCAGTTCGTCCTCGTCACAGATGTCGCTGTCGATCGGGAAGTGCACACAGCCAGGGGTCGGTTGCCACGGAATGGGTACATCAATACGCAGACGGCTGTAGATCAGCTCCTTCGCGTTGTCGGTGCCCAGTTCGGTCTTGTAGACCTTGCGCTTGCGTCGCTTCGGGAAGTTGGCGATTGGCTTGCCGTATGTACTGGCTCCGAAGGTCGGAACCACCCAGTGCACGCCATGCTTGACGCTCTCGGCCTCTACCTCATCGGCATAGTGGCCGCCGGCATCCCAGCACCAACGCTCGACACGCATTGGAACGCCGTCAGCTCGAGTGAACTGCCGGTGAATTTCCAAGCCGACCTTACGCCGCAACTCCTCACTGGCCGGATCGCCGGTCAGAATGAAACGGTGAACAAGCCATGCCTCCTCGCCAAGACCGAAAGCCCAAACGCGGCCCTCGTAGCGGTCGTCCTGGGTGTCGATTCCACCCATCAGGACGAGCGCTTGCGGCGGCACCTTCGGGTAGTTCTCGCGGCGAGCGTAAAGCGCCTGCCACTCCACGCGATCGCCCTGCTCCTCTTCCCACACCTCGCCGCGCGTGGTGTTGATGAAGGTGATCAGCTTCTCGCGGTCGCCCTTGACCTTGAGCCACTCGTCAACCAACGACACCCAGGTCGTCCAGGTGCTGTAGATCGCCCAGCAGTAGAAGCTGACCGAGCGCGGCGTGCGGATCGGCTCGTTGTCTGGGCCGAACCAGTCGATGCTGTCGCGCGTCCAGATGCCGGTCTCGTCGCAGATCCAGCGGCCTTTAGCCTGGGCCACCACCATGTCGCGGTGTTCAAAACAGGCTGCACAGTGCTCGCAGACGTACCAGGCGCGCTCGGCCTCACCCAGCTCGTTCTTTTCCCACTTCAGGCCGAACTCACAATCCTTTCCGCCAAACTTCAGGTGCTGCTCCCGCTGACAGTGAGGGCAAGCAATATGCAGGCGCAGCCGGTGCGGAGACTCTTCCGCCGCCTTAGTGATCTGGCAACTGCCAGCGACCCCAGGCGTAGACCCCCGGATAGACTTCGGGTAGACCGCACCGTCCAGGCGCTTGTCACCTAGGAATGTCGGCGAGCCTTCGCCCTCGACGTCGGCGTCGAACTTCGACAGTTCGTCGTAGATCACCTCGTCGGGCGACTTCTCCCGGTAGTTCCGGGAGGCCTTGCCACCGCGGATCCAGAGGTTGCGGCGGTTCGCGAACACCTTGTTGTCCAAGGTGTTGTCGCTGTGCTTCCGACCGAACCAGGGCGCCAGTTCCAGCATGACCGGCACGTCGCGGATCAGGCCATTGACGTGGCTCTTGCTGATGTCCTCGGCGTCCGGGTCGGTCGGACTCCACATCATCACGTTGCGGCGCTTGTGCTGGATCTTGTAGCCGATGTTGGCCAGCAACAGCTTCGTATAACCGATCCGGGCCGACTTCACGAAGTTGACCACTCGAATCAGGTCGTTGCCCATCGCGTTCAGGATCGCGATCTGGAAGGGTGCGGTCTTCCAGCGGCCCTCGTTGTAAGAGGACTCGGCCGACATGTAGAAATGCTTGTCGGCCCACTCCACCGCCGTCATCGGCGGCTCTTTGAACATTCCCTGCAAACCCAGCTTGACCGCAGTGCGCAGATCACTGATCCAGGGTTGCAAGGTACTCATCAAGGATTCCCGGGATGTCGTCGCTGAACTCAGCGGAAAGGTTTCGCGCCAAGGCGATCTCCCGCTCGAAGGACTCCATCACCAAGGGATCAGCATCCGGGTGGCGGCGACTGACCGTTTTGCAGACGGTCTCCAGCGCCGAGCCAATCTTGGCGGCGATCTTCGCCAAGGCGAAAGTGGCGAACGGGACCGGGACCAGGAGCTTGTCCTGGACCTGGTTCTTCTGCTCTTGGGCGTAGGCCTGGGCTTTGGTGAGCCGGAGTCGCTCCTGTGTCAGCTTGGCTTCAGCGTAGGGATCGAGACCTTCCGGTAGCTCCCCCTCAGGTTGTTGTTTCCGAGCGGCGTGCTGGATGCGGTTTTCGACCACATCCGCCACCGTGTAGAAGGCCTCTCGACCTATTCGCTCGATTGGTTGAACGCCCCATTTATCAAAGGCTTGCGGAGAAATCC